GAAGATAATGGTAACGGGACTAGCACTTGTGACGCATTTGAGTTCGAGCCAAAACTAGGAAGTGAAATACCAAAGGGAACAAAATATAGAATCATTACAGGAATAAATGATACCAACAATAAAATTGTTGCCTTGTCGGTTGGATTAAAACAAGAGTCTACTAGTGCTAATTTAAAAGATGATTTGGTTTGTGCTAGACCTTTGTTTTATTTCTTTAATGATAGATTAGATAAAAAGAATCAATTAGACCACAATACTAAGTATTACGCTTTAGGAAAAACAGGCAGTTCTACTACAGTAACAATAGCACAACACGCTTCGGATGGTATTACCTTTAGGACTGTTTCGGATTTTGGTAAAAGAATAGTAGACTATAGTAAATATTCTTTAGTAGTTAATATGACTGATAAACTTAGAACATTGGATATTGGAGCAGGTGGAAACACAACTTCTAATGAAGGAGGAACGGTGTCTCTTGATTATAATGTGTATAAAGATGCTTACATAAATGCTAGAAGGAGTAGTGATAATTCTATTACCACAAGAGATACTCTAGGACAAACTAGGTATTTACACTATAACTACTCTCCGGAGAAAAGTAATCTTGTAACAGCAGTAATAGATAATGAAACTAGAGATTCAATTAATCAAGGGAGTTTTTCCGAAAGCAGAATAGTAGATAATGGAAGAATAATGAATAAAAAGATAAATGTCTTTGACCCATACAAAGTTAGAAATCTCTTACATAGGGCTAATTTAGATGCCTTTGTAAACCTAAAAGCCTCTTTTGTTTCCGAAGCATCAGCAAATACTTTTAACATTAGAACCGAATATGATTTAGGAACAGTTCTCAATGTAGGAGATGAAGTAAAAATACAAGATAAAATAATGCTAGTTGCTAGTATTGGTTCTTTTACTAATTCAGCAACTTTACAGACTTTGACAGTTAGAGCAGAGAAAAGAACAGAGAATGCTCAATCATTTACTTCGTTAAGTTTTACTCCTACTGCCGATGATATTCTTTCAAGAAGAGCATATAATCCCACAGATAATACAATTATAACTACGATGAACTTAATAAATAGAACAGATAACTTAGAAATTCTATTTAATTCAACAAATGAAAATAAACTACTGGCTACAATTTCAGCAGTAGATAAGGATAAGTCTATGATGACTGTTTCCTATACAGGAGATAGTTACTATGCTAATCCTTTAGAATTTATTAGAGGAGAATACACAGTATATTCACTTAAGTTCGAAGGAGAAGTAGAACAAATAAATACTGTTAAAGAAGAATCTCAAACCTTTTTAGATATCAAAGGAAGAAATAAACTAAACAAGTTGCTATCTCCTATTATTAACAAAGATACTGCTTTTAGTGAAGATATTATTTATTCTACTAATAGTCCTACTAATACGCTAGTTAGTGTAAATCTTGGCACAAGAACTGGCCTCAATGATTCTGTTGGGGCTAGTTTAAGAACAAAAATATCTAGTGGTGCTACTGCTCCTGTATCAGTTGGGGATAATTTATTTACCGAAAGAGCCTTTATTGGTAAGGTTTCAAGTCTAGGAATATGGAATGGTGGGTCTTTGTTTCACTTGATAAATTTTGAAACAGGACTACTTTCTACAGTATTAGCATCCGATACTGTTTATGTTGAAAATGAGAAAAATTATATGTTTAGTAAGGCATTAGGTTCATCAAACTTTGCTAGTTCTTCTCCTACTTCTTTGACAGGTTCAGCAGGGAAAGGGCTAATTTTTACTGCGGGCAATACTATAGATTCTACTGGGGCTGAAGTTTCCGCACTTCCAAACACTAGTTCTAATTCTCATGAAAAGGCGATAGGTTATGAAATAAACTCTCCTAAGAATATAAAATCGGATAGTGCATTTGAGTGTGTATTAAAAGATGAGATTGGAAGCGGAACTAAATCTACTTTTGATACTGTTAATACTTTAATAGATTTTGAAGTTGTTTCTACTTCTAAAAAGGATAATGTTACTCAGATAGAATTAGCACCTTATGTTCCTATAACTTTGGGAAGATGTGTAGATTTTCAAGGTATAAATGCCGATAGAATAGAACAAGAAATGGAATTAGCCTTTACTATAACTTCGGACTCTAGCCAAAAATCAGCAGTATTAATAACTACAAATACAGGCTCAGGTTTTTCTAAAGTAAAGATAGGAGAGCCTCTCTTTGCTAATAATTTTGACAATAGCGGAACAGAAACTTATGGATTCATAGGATATGTTTTAGATATAGAGACAACGGAACAAAAAGCAAATCACATTAGTTCGGGCAATCCGGCTAGTGATACTACCACACACAAAATACTAGTAGATAGGACTGCAACTTCCGCAGGAAATCTTCTAAACTTTGATGTAAATGATGAAATATATGTTAGCACAAGAAATAGAAATCATCTAAATGTGATAAATAGTAATCATTTATGGGGGGGAAAAATAGTATCTATTCCTCACCATAAACATACTAGTAGTGGCCTTGTTCCCTTTAATGCCGAAAGAACTTCAACCACTGATTTTACTTCGGAGTTTGGAAACCCATACTATAAAATAATAAACATGGATTCTTTTAGATTGGGAACAGAACCTACTAATTTTAATTTTACTTTTTTCTCTGTTGATTTTTCTTTTGCTGGTAAATATAGCGGAAGAAAGTCTCTATCAAGTCTTAATGCTACTTCATATAAATTTGAACCTAGAAGTGATAACTCGATAACAATAGATGAAATGACTCAAAGAGGTTCTAGCGAGGAAATGCCTTACGAAAAAAGAGGGAATAAAGGTATAATGGGTTCTAGGATGACAGGACATCGAAGAATGGAAAGAGATAACATAAATAGTGCGATTGAAAGCGCATTTAAAATAGGAACTCTTTATGCCGCACAAGCACATCTATTCCAAAGTGATGATGATTCATTTAATAGATTATTTTTCTTTGTTAATTCAGATTTATTGCCTTATTCTTCACTTAGAACAGATAGTTTATTTCACACTACTGGCGGTAATGCTACAAAAACCCTGAATAATTATAAGTTGTTTTTATTAGAAGATAATAGAAAAACAGATAATAAAAACTTAATTTTAAGAGACAATAACTTTCAAAGTCTTTCTTTTACAACAGAAACAGATGTTACCTCGCTCAAAAGGTTAGGGCTAATGAGATTAACAGAATGTGTATTTGATGAATATTTTAATTTAATAAATCCTGAAAAAAATGTTAATGAAATATATTCAGATAATCCTGCTCTATTTGGAGGCAGAGTTTTTAGAAAAACTACGCAAGATGAAGGTTCTACTACCTTAACGATTAACACCATTAATGCCACTAGTATTGTCTTTACCTCTTCTGTTAGTTTATTGGGAGGAGACGAAATATTTACGATTGATAATAAATACATTGGCAGAATAAATGCTAACGGAACAGGAACTACTCACAATGTAGTAGGTGGAACTAATACTAATACACCGGATATGGATAGCACCACTAATAGAGCCGCATTTAGAATAACAGACGCATACTCTACAGAGATTAGCGGAAGAAAAGAAAAGGATAGTGTTTTTGGAAGAACAGATACTGGGGGATATCATCCTCTAAAGGGAGTTATATTGCCAAAAACAGGCGACTACAATTACGGTGCTACTGGAAGCACTTTCAAAACAGATAACAACGGGGTTAGTCTTTCAGTATTGCTCGGAACAGAATTAGTTTTGCCTAGCGTATTTTCTCAACAGTTCTTAACTGATGCTAATTACAGTTCCCAAGATGGGGCAACTAGCCATGTATTAGGAAAAATGGCTTTAACTTCTACTGGTTTAAGAAATCCGCATGGTGGAACAATAGGCGTAGTATTGGACACCTATCCAATAGAAGGGGGTTCTAACCTACTAAGAGTAGGGGATAACACCGATGTTTTGGGAAGTAGTGGTTCTCAAAGAGGAGGTGTTCTAATTGGAACAGCCCCTACACAAAGAGAAATAGTTTACCTAACTGCGGTTAATCACTACAAGCAACATTTGTCTCCCGAATCTCATGATGAATCTAATACTGCCGGAACTACACATAACTATTCTACAGATAGTGATAGGGAAAGTCCTGCTGATGGGGCATTTTTAGGATTTAAATTGAGATTATTTTCTGCTTCTTGGAGTGAGTCAGAAATAAATTCTTCTAATGGAACTTTATATGAATATACCGTTGGTTTAGACGGAAGTAATACGACACTAAACAGTTGGTTGGAGTTGGTAGATTTAACTGGTTGCTACTTAGTAGCAGAAAAAGACAGTGGAACTGTTACGGCTACTGAAATAGGCGGGACTAATTTAGGAGCAGGTAGACATACCGACCCCATTTTTATCTATTCCCATGAACTAAATACGATTAGTAGTAATGTAAAAATAATAACTAGTGCACCTCTAACAGATAACATGGCATACAGAGTGATGCAACCTAATTCTGTTTGTCTGTATAACTTTCATCCCGATGAAATACACCTTAATACACTAAGACCCGAATATACTAAGGTAGCCAACAATAATGCAGTATATGGTAAGAAAGATAGTAATTACTTCTACTATGAAGGAGGTAAAAATGCTTTAGCGGCTAATGAAGCAGTTTTGTCTATGTTCGTAGCAATAGATTTAGATAACCAAAGCGGAGGAGGAAACTTAGTTGTTCCAAAAGCAAATACTACTACTTTATTACCTGTAGGTAATTATGACATGAATATAAGTGATGGTGAGGATTCAATAAAAACAATAATTAGTTCATTAGTCACAGAAGATGAAAAACACGCTATTGTGTTTAAGAAAAAGAAAACAATGAATGGAATAGCGTCTGTATCGGAAACCTTTGTAGTAGATTCATTAGAAGAATTAAAAATAGAACCTAATAGAGCCTGTATTGGTTCTACTGTAACAATAGCAAATGAAGCAGAAGATTTACTTAACGAATTATTTGAGGAAGAAGGTTTAACTTTTGATAATACAACTCCAACATATCCATTATTTATTGCTCCTAAATTTGTAGGAAATTCTTTGTTTTCAGCAATAAACTACATACTAGAAAGAAAGGACTTATCCTTAATAATTAATGAAAATTCTTTTAGCGTTAAACCTAGAGATGATGTTGTTTTTAGAACTAATATTCTAGTGAACGATGATAAAATGGTGGACTACGAAACAGTTGATAGCGGCTTTGATTTCTACAATCAAGTTGTTGTTTATGGTTCTTCTCATAAAGCAGATAGAAAGAACTTATCTAGCATACAAAAAATTGGCAGAAAGACACTTGAGGAAGTTGATTCTTCTTTAATTACACAACAAGATGTAGACGAGAGAGCAAGTAAGTTAATAAGAATACATGGGACTCTAGATAAAAAGATAAGAGTTAGAGTTATACCAACAGGACATGAACAACTAAAAGCAGGAGACATAATACAGTTTGAATCTAAACAAGAAAATGTGGAATTAGACAATTATATTGTATTAGATGTTACTCATCCTATTAGTGGATTTATTACTATAGAGATGGGTAAGTATTCTAAAAAACTAGAAGATGTATTTGCTGAACTACTATTACAATCTCAATCTAATTCTAATACCTTAAGGGCTTTATCTTATAACGAAAAGAGTTCATCAGTAGATTTCTTAGAGAAGGTGAAACTAAAAGAAATTTCTCTCTTGATTAGGACTAGGACATCAACAGGGTCTTTCCATCTAGGCTTTGCGGCAACACTAAATACGAACACCAACACATTTGGATTTGCAGGTGGAAGCATTACACTCACTACTTTGTTAGAGGAGGATTTGTTATGATAACAGAAAAATTACAGGAAGAAGTAGCCGCACATATTAGAACTTTAATGCTAAAAGCCGATGTAGGGCAGGGAGGAAATTCTACTAATCCAATAAGCGACACATTGGATGTTCCTTTAGGATTGACTATTACACCTACTACAAGCGGCTCTACTAGTAATGTAATAGAGGCTAAGATATCTATTGCAGGGAGTTCTTTGAATGGTAATATAATAAGAGAAATTGGTTTATTTAATCACGCTTCGGGAAATCAAAACATGATTCAAAGAATTAACTTTGATGCAATTGGCCCGATTGCTAATGATACTACATTAGAAATTTTTATTATTATGGAGGTAGAGTAGAATGGTAAGTAATCCACATTTTTATGGCCAAAGCACAACAGGAACACCTAATCAAATAGAGGATGGAGTAGACTTTCCACATACAGGAATTATCAAAGCACTTGCAGATGGCTTAGGTCAAAACTATGCAATTAGTGGTTTTGATATTACTTTTGATAGTGCTACACAGATAGATGTTGGGGTAGGAGTTATTTTTAGAGATGGAAAAAGACATGACATTTCAGCAGTAAATAATTTGGCTTTAGGTAGAACTACTGCTAGTGAGAACTCTTATCATTTAGTTGTTGTTGATAAAGATAATGCTATTGCTATTAGAACTCCGAGTGACAAAGATAAAGTTGCTAATTATACAGTAAGAACTCTTACTGGCGGAACTACAACAGCACATAAACAAGGAGATACTATTGTTGCAGTAGTAACTCATAATGGTAGTAATCCTGCTCCTGTTCAATACTTAACAGTTGATAAAGCGGAGAACTCATTATCTATTGGTTATAGTAATAATGGAACATATGCTGAGGGCTTAACAATAGATACTGATGCCGGAGATACTACAATAGAAAATAAAGTAGCGGATAAAGATGTTATTTTCAAAGTAAATGATAGTGACGGTGGAGGCGCAGGACAAGAAATTATGAGATTAAATGGTTCGGAAAAAAGGTCAGACTTTACAGGAAAGGCGTTGTTTGGTAGCGTTACTGGTTCTTTTGGGATTCCCGA